ATTTAACATTATATCTTCTTTATTATGACCGCCTCTATTATCATCAGAGTTTTGCTCATCCGTACGGACGAGCAAAGTGTTGTAGTCATCATCCTTAGTAAAATTATTCTTAAGAGTTCTTTTTGCATTTTCTTTATTCGCAAATCCAATCAGCTTAAATACATCCTCTAAATTAATTGGATAAACATTTGTAGGATGGTAATTCATGTAGATGTATAAGTTCGCTACATACCACTGTTGTTCTTCTTCTGTAAACGTATTATTCAGTTTGTCAATCATTTTTGTTTGTACATTTAATGACAGTGTAGTGTTGCCATGTTTCACTAAGTCGTTGAAGTTTATCGCCTTGGGTGCAATCATTTTATTCATTTTTGAATATTTTGATAACAAATGTTATAATATTATTAGAACTTTATCTTTAAATCAAATTTTAAATGAATAAAAATAAATAAAAAATAAAATAATTATTTATATTTGCTTTTCTATAGGGGAAAACAACGTTTGTATCATTCATTTTATTTAAATTAATAAATAAAATCAATTTCAGTCGTAGAAAATTAAAATTTCGAAAACCATGGTTAACGAAATGAGATTTTCCAGTATATTTTGTATGTAAATTATTTAATTGGAGTAAGCTAAGCCACCCATGCCGGCCATTACGCGTAGAACGTTGTAGTTAACGGCATACACGCGGAGCTGAATAGCGTCAGTGCCAGTGGTAAGCTCTAGTAGAAGAGTGGCATTGTCAATACGGGACATGTTAACCGTCCCTGAGGGCTGATGCTGTTCAGGGTTGAGAGCGAATGAGTACACATAGATACCAGTTGCAGGGCAACGAGTATGATGTTGATAAGGCTGCACAACGTTGAAGTAAGTAGCCTCACGGACAGAGAAACGGTCCTGACCGTTAAGTTGGAGCTTAGCGGTTGAAAGAGGGTCGTCACCTCCATAAGGAGTACCTGAAGAACCGGAGTCAGTGTAATCGGACCATCGGTTAACGTTGGTGGCAACGTTAGCATCAAGCTGTAGAACCCACACAAGTTCCTTGCAAGGGTGGTTAAGGGCAAGCTTAGACTTGACAGAGGAGTTGCTGTAAGACTCAGCACCAGTGTATTGAAGCTGCTCAATTAGATACTCATGTTGAACTTGAGCAAATTGACGACGTTCATCAGTATCGAGATAAACATAGTCAATGTAAAGGGAAGCATCAGAGATGCTTGGAACACCAGAAGTTGGTGCACTACCTGTTGAGGTAATGTAACATTCCGAAGCAGGTCGGAAAGAAATGTTAAACTTGACTTCATGATATTGAAGGGCAATAAGAGGAAGTGCAAGACCGGGATTTCTACAGCGTAAATACCCCACCTTTCGGTGTATTTATATTAAGGACTAGACTATATCTTAAATGAATTATACAAATTCACCCACTAACATTTAGTCGTTGAACCTTCTCCATGGATATAATATCTTTAGGAGCTTGGATGCTGATTACCCATTGTATTATCTGTGAGATTTTTACCATACCCAAGTTTTTTCTTGGCCAGAAAAATGTTTCCATATTTTCTTTGGTACTCATTAAATATAAGGATTCTTCATTAAATTGTAATGCACCCATATTTTATCTGATTTTTTAGAATTGTCCTTTGATGTCAATGGTTGTATATTTTTATAGTTAAAACAAATTTTTTGATGTATAGGGTTTGATAAATCAAACCAAGAACAAGGAATAATGTGATCTAATTCAAAATTTTTCTTTTCCCAAGACATATCTCCATAGAATTGCCTTTCAATGTGTTTCTTAAAATCTTCAAATGAACATCCGAGTAATTCATGGGTTTTGAAGTATTTTTCACCGTTGTGGGAATTTAACATTTTTCTTATTCTTGCTCGTAATCTATCAATTAAACAATATTGGATATTATCTTCTCTCTTTTTTTTTCGATATTCATTATATCTCTGTTTATATTGTTCATTTGTTTTTCTATAATTATTTATTCTATTTTGACAACATTTTTTACATTCGTTTCTATATTTTTTAGTATCATTCCTAAATAAATATTCAGATAAATCTTTTACTTCATTACATTTTATACATACTTTGTTCATTTCATAACAAAATATAAAATCACTATATATTCAATTTTTACAGCTTTAGGGAGTCCCAGCAGTTTGAAAGTGTCGCAAAAAAGAATTGTGTTTAACACAATTGACTTTTTTACTAGCAACTACACAAATATCAATGGATAAAAACAATGGTGGCGTGTATGTGACATTGATATTAAGGAGTGTTTACTGTTTTCTATCAAACTATCCTTTTTGTTTGATACAGGTTGCTTTTCAGGTCAGTAGTTTAACCAGAATTGAAGAGGAATGTAAAGAGTGGCTGCAGGGATTGAAGCAGCAGCATCAGTTAAAGCTTCAGTTGAACCAATCATAACATTATAACCAGCTTCCTTCTCTGAAGTCTGAGTAAGCTCATTCCAAATGTTGAGCCAATCACCATAGTGACGGTCAATTTCCTGTCCTCCGATTTCAATATTGACATAGTCAATCATAACATGACCAACATTCTCTGTCCAGCGAACTGTACCAGAACTCATGGTCATAGCAGGAAGATCTACTTGGAGATAGACCTTGTGAATAAGGTCACCATTTCGGGAAACAGTACATGAGACTTTACGTCCAAAGTCCACAGTTCCATTAACGCTTATACCCCATCTTTCGATGTATTTAATATTAGGGGCTAGACTATATCTTAAGGAAAGCGAAGCTTACGCTTTCCCCACTGCCATTTAGTCGTTGAACATCACTCTTTGATTTTAATTCATCTAAATAAATTTTAATCTTTAGAACTTAGCTGCTGATTGCCCAATTCTTTAAATTGTTACCGAAAAACTAACAATCTTGAAGACTGTTAATCTTTGTGGCTAATGCCACTACCCAAGTTTTATCTTGGCCAAAAATATGTTTCCATATTTTCTTGGTATTAAAGACTCTAAGGGGTTTTCAGCAATTTGACAGTGTTGCAAACTGAGAATTTTATTCCCAATTCACTAGCAGCTGTATTTTAATAAACGGATAAAAAAATGGCGGTGGAATATTACGTTTATTAAATAGGAATACTTACAGTTTTATCCATAACATATCCTAATAGTTATGGCTGGCTACTTTTCAACCCTATAATGTTAAGGTTTGTTCAATAGCTTCTACTTGTTATCTATTATTTTCATAATAGCAAGGACTATATCTTAAGAAAAGCTTACACTTTCCCCATTCCTGTTTAGTCTCTGAAGGTTATCCTTGATAATTTAAATAATTTTTGGCAATATATCTTTTGCCACAAGGAGATATTATTATATATATCTCACCCTTGCCCATTAAACCCATTAAAAAATAAGTTTAATTAAATTATTCATTTTATTTTAGGATCTTCCCTGCGGATTGTCCAATCTTTAAACGTTTTTACCAGAGAACGACCATTAATCGTGTTCCTCAAAAAATTTTCATAGTTTGAGTGGTAGTTTAAAGCTCTACGGTAAAATAGTAAATAATTTTATACCGTCCCATACGTATGAGTAGGAGTTTCCCGCAATTTAAGAATGTCGCAAATAATATCAAATAGATAAAAACTAATAGGTTTATTTGAATTATTCACTAGCAAATATTTTTAATATTTACTTTTATGCGCTAGCAGTTAACGCGAAGTTTGTATGTCTTCGATCCTTTATACCCTACCTTTCGGTATATTTAACTGGGAGTAGACTATATCTTAAGTCATCATTGAAGCTTGATACGCTTCTCCGACCCACTAACATTTAGTCGTTGAACCTTTACCATGGTCTTATCATAATGACTTTAGGTACTTGGCTGCGGATTTTCCAATCCTAAACTTTATTACCATTGGCGAAGTAACATGATAAAGTTACTACGGCGACTAAAAGTCGCTACGGCTATTAACCGTGGTCCTTTTAAATATTTCTAAATAAAAGTGGTAGTTTAGACTCTAAGGAGTTTCCCGTCAATTTGAAAGTGTCGCAAATCTTTCGATTTACTAGCAAATTCTTTTAAAAATTTACTTTTATGTCCTATCAATTAAGACAACCTTGAAAACGTATATACCCTACCTTTCGGTATATTTAAATCCTGTACTCGTACAAGACAGGAAGGGACTAGACTATATCTTAAACGCTTGCACGCCCACTACCGTTTAGTCGTTGAACCTCAAACTTGTTGTAAATATTGTATTGCTAATTTTAATTTTTCTTCCATAGAAATGTTAGAAGATACAAAATATTTATTTGGTAAAGCATTCCATCTTTTTTGAGTTCCCCAAATAATAAATTTATCTTTTCTTTTTGCTAAACATCTGGTTTGACCAATATATAATTTTCCACAAGGCGAAGTTATTTTATAAATTTCACCTTTGTTCTGTAGAATATTTATATTATTTTAAGAAAATATTAAAATTCAATTTTTACAATTTAGTTTCTTGGCTGCAGATTGCCCATTTCTATCTAATTAAAGATTTCATCTTAAAAGTTATTACCGAAAGAAACGTTAATCCTTGTGGCTAACGTCATTACCCAAGTTCTACTCTTGGCCAGTTGAAACTTTCGAATCAACTTTGGTATTTTAAGCTTTAGGGGTTTCCCGCAATTTGATAATGTCGCAACCTATAAAGGTCACTAGTAGCTGAATTATTAGTCAAGGGATAAAAAACGTGGTGGAAATTCAATGACTAATATAGGAATTACAACAGATTTTATATAACATATCCTAATAGTTATATCTGGCTACTTTTCTACTCAATTTTTAAGTAATTTGAGGATTACCTGTGAGGTAAATATCTTGCTTTAATTCCTATATTTCTATAAGATTTAGAGTACACCTTAAGAACTTTCAAGTTTGGCAAACTATCATAAAGTCTCAATCTCCGTCTACTCGTTGAACCGTCATCTTTTATCTGCCAAAGATAAATATTTTTTAATAAAAGATGCTTGGCTGCGGATTATCCAATCCTTAACGTTTTTACCACAGCACAATTGTAAAGCAATTTGTACTGGTGCACCTAGTACACTTGGGTACGGCTATTAACCGTGGTCTTCACATTTGTTACCAAATATGAATGGTAGTTAAGGCTCTAAGGAAGTTCCCGCAATTTGGAGATTTCGCAAAGAAATTACTTTCTTTACTAGCCAGTTATATAATGCGATGATACAATTCATCATCACATCCATACTTTATACTATTTTTCTTAAAAAGGGAATATGGAACTCTTTAAGTAGCTGACTATTGGCACCCAAGATATTAGTTAAGCGCCATAGGCAACAAGTTGCATTAATCCACCAGCCATTTTATTGTTTTTATACTATAGCAAAAGAAAAAAAAATTTTCAAATTAACTTAGTTAATTAATAATTAATAATACTTATTAAACCCTATCACTAACAATGTTGGACTCTCTAAACGCACCTTTAACTCAAACCCATAACTCCTCACATATCTCTTCAACAAAAATACATCATTATCACTTAATAACAATATATTCTTATGTCCAAATAATAATTCCACACCATGTAATGTTATCATTGTTAACATTTCTGTTATAATATTACTTGGATTATATCCATTCCTCGCAATAAAATCAATCGTAGATTCATCTAATTGTAAATTAATCGAATTAGGCTCGCCAGGCGGATTATTAAAGATTCTTTCAGCTATCCCTCTAGTATTATCACTATCCATTTATATACACCAATATTTTATATTTATTCTATATTACACGACAAAAAAAACTAATAGTGTCGCATATAAACTTACCAACATATCTATTGTATAATGTGAACGAGTGATGCTTAATATAAACAGATGTAACATATTCAATATCATAAATAATATCACACTCCACAATGACATTTTTACAATATTATATTTAAACATCATTAATGTTAATAATAATCCAATTGCAAAGTGACCAGAAAATCCTTTATCATAAAACCCCCCACTAATTATTTTATCAAATAAACTTAAACTATTATAATCATCATCTACACTATTTGTTTTATTGTTTCTAGGCAACATTGTAGATATAATTGTAACACTTCTTAACAAAATAATAATACACAGTTTTATTATAAATTCTGTCATAAATGCACGATTTACTCTTTTAAATAAATATAACAAAGGAATCAAAAATATAAATATATACCAGTTTTTAGTATAACCATACCTTGAATAATCCCCAAAATTATTGTGTATTATATCCCATATCTCTTTCTTCGCCTTACCTGTCCTATACACAAATTCCATCGCCTTCACATGACATATACATGCAATTATTACTATTATAATTAATTTTATATCCATGCTTTCTTTCTCTATATTGTCTCCTTAAAAAAATTATCTCTAAAAACTTTATAATAAGAAATAACCTAATTTATTTCTTATTTAATAACCATTTCATAAAATTATTATCTACACTCACCTTCATTATTAATGAACTCGCTTTATTTATCTTATCCCACGAATTAATAAATCTAGGAAACCCACTTTGATTATTATCCTCCATTACCCAAGAATCATCATTTTTTACTTCATCCATTTGTTTTATAACTAATGGCTCCTTCATAATATTATCCTTCATAATTTCATTTGTCTGATACATATTCTCATTACAATTAATAATATCTATAATTTGGTCATTCATAATTATAGCTGGCACTGGATTATCTATCTCATTAACACACTCCATTAATTCATAAGTTGATATCCTAAATGACGGATTTATCGTTAATAATTTCTGTAATAATAATTTCACTTTCACATCTATCATATTTTTTCTATCTATTTTTTTATGCAAATCTAACTGTGTCGTTTTACACGAAAAAAAATCCTTCAAACCATGAATATCAAATATATCAGAAAAAGGCAACATGTTAAAAATTAATTCATATAAACATATACCATAACTCCATAAATCTACCTTTTTATCATAAAATTTCACACGTTTTATAACAGATTTCTCTTCCGATATCAATTGCTCAAACTCTTCTATATTTAAAATAATCTCTGGCGCCATATAATATGGAGTTCCACACACCTTATAATATTTCTTCTTTAACGTACTGCAACTAAAATCAAAATCACTCGCTTCTAAACTTTCATTCAATTTACAATCCAAATCAAAACACGCAAACCCAAAATCACTCAACTTGAATAAAAATTGATTATCTCTACCCTTTCTCACTAAAATATTATGTAACTTTATATCCCTATGAATAATATTTAAATCATGCAAATAACCTATAGCATTTGATGTGTCCTTTAAATACTTTTTAACAAATGTTCCGTCAAAACCATTAAATATATTTCTCAACTTGAAATCATTTAACCTACAATCCTTTAAAATACTATATAAATCACCATACTGACAATATTCCATTTTTATATAATATACTTGATTATTTATATCTGTTGAATAATATTTTATAATATTATCATGACTTAATTTATTTAATATCTCTATTTCACTGTCTATTAACTCCTTTAATCTCTTATAATAATACTCCTCCTCTGAATCTAACCTCTGTAATATAAACCTATTATTATATGGTGTTATACTTACACTCGTTGTACCAGAAATATGTTTATTATACTTTAATGTTTGTCGCATTTCTATTCTAGCCTTTTTCACATATTTCTTAACTAAATTATCTAAATTTATCTCCTTTATAATAAATAACTCATTATCATTCTCCTCATTATAAATACCACTCAATAATAACAAACTTGAATTCATTTTTCTTTTCTTGCATAAATGTACACTCGAAAAGGAACCCTTTCCAATTTGTTTAATCACATCATATTCATTCATTAACTTATTATACATTAATAAAAAAGTTTTTTCAACTAATCGATTTCGCTTTTAAAAAATTATCTACACTCTTATATCCTATCTCTATTAATTTATTCTTCTCCTCTGCCGTCAATGAAAAATTCACACTCTGCGTAATATCCTCCGTATGTATATACACTGTACAATGTTTATATTCTTCACTCCGAGTCGTATGTTTCTCTTTTTGCACTACATAACAACTTAATATATGATATATATAACTCTCAATATCATCTATTCTCTCATCTACATCATGTGCATCCATTTCTCCATGATTTATTAACTTGAATCCCAAAAAATGACTTAAATCATCCTTAAACACCCTAACTGGATAATTATCTATTAATCCACCATCTACATAAATATCACCCTCATACTCATTAATTGTAAACAAAAATGGCACACTTATAGACATTCTTATAGCATCCAATACCTTCACATCAGGCGTATCTTCATAATTAAATCTTTTATAACGATATTTATTCAAATTTGTAGCCATCACCTGAAAATCAATCCCATTTAAATCATAAAACTCTCTTAATGTAATATTCGGCTCTATACCCTTCTTCACCATTAAGGATTGTAACCATGACATAATACTCGCTCCACTATCTAAACCATATTTACTCACAAAATTCATAATTCTGATATCCCTCAATTTATCAAACCTCTTATTTAATACTTCCTCTAACATTTCTACATAACTATATTTTAATAAATAAATCAAACTAAATATACTACCCACAGACACACAACATATCGTTTTCACATCAAATATAGGTAAATCACACCTATCTTTATCATAATCTGGCTTTAATTCCTCCATTTTTCTCTCATATATTAATTCTTCAATCTTTTTAAATACACCTACATATGCTATACCCTTAATAGCCCCACCACTAAATGCCAACTTATTAATAATCATCTTATGTATAAAATCTATATTTTTATTATAAATAAAACGCCTACTAAATAAAAATATATTCAAAAATGAAACTTTTCATTATATATCTCACTCACATCAAAATACTTCTCCGTCATATCATCATCATTCATATACACCACCAACTTATAATCTATACATGAACAAGTTATACCCAAATAACATAATATATACTTCCATTCAATTATATTTTGTCCATGCATAAAATACCGAACCTCCGTCGTAACATCTCGTATAACATTTCCTTCTTTATCAATAACACCACAATAATTAATCGTATACATGTCATCCGGATTATATACACGAAATACATCAGCCATATCATATATAACATTATCTACATATAAATATGTATAATATTTATTCTTGTGTTTACATATATATTTATAAATAATACACTCGTCATATATATATTGTCCAACATAAATATAATTAGGTAACAATAATACCAACAAATCATACACATATAAATAACACCCTATACTATATAATAATATACTCATACACATGTTAATCACATTTTTTCTATAAACATACGAAATTAATATCAATAATAATACAATATTCAATATCATGATTTAAAATTAATTTATTATTTATTTTTAAATGGATTTTTCTCAATTTTTAATTCAACACTCGGATATCCAAAATAATGTCAACAAAATTATACCTAAACAATCAACACCCAAACAATTAATACCTAAACAATTAATACCCAAACAATCGACATCCAAACAATTAATACCCAAGGTTAAAAAAACACAAATAATACCTATAAAAAATAATGATATCATTCAACCTGATACCTTGCCGTCTAACGACATCATCGGTAAAGGTACATTTAAAAAAGGCGATAAAATTATCATGACGGGTGTAGAAAATAGCCCATTAAATATTTACAAAGGTTATTATGGTGAAATAAAAGAATATATTTATAAACACAATGCAACCTATATACTTCTTGATGCTATTCTTTATTTACGACCCATAAAAGTCCCCATAGGTCATTTTATTAAACGAAACACATAATCATAGAATATTTTTTTATTCATCTATTATAAAGGATAATAAATGACATCTCGAAAATCAATTCAATTACCCGATAATATCGATTATTCTAAATATGAAAATATAGGAGGTATGAGCACCAAACATTGGGGCCCTGGAGCATGGAAATTCTTATTCACATCTATTATGGGTCGATATCCCATAAACATAAATATACATAATGCTGAACATATTATTATCCAAAATACATTCAAAAATACACTTATTGGACTTCAAATCATGATGCCATGCATCTATTGCAGAGAATCATTCAAACAATTCCTATTAGAATTACCCATTGAACCTTATCTTGTTGGTAGAATCGAATTAATGTACTGGTTATATCTTATGAAAGATAAAGTCAATCAGAAATTACTTACACAAGAAAATTCATGCTACAATGACGAGAAAAAACGACTTAAACAATTATTTTATACAAAACAAATCACGAAAGACGACTATTATACACAACTTTCTGCATTTAAAGAAGAAACATTTCATACAATACCTTCCCCACCATTTAATGAGGTTTTAGAACAATACGAAAATTTACGAGCAGTTTGTTCTGATAAAGCCAAAACATGTGCACTTCCTAAAAAATAATACTTTATAATATATCATTTAATTTATATCTTACTCTAGTTGTTTCTAATGCATTAATCTACAAATGTCCCACAGTCAATTCTCTTATTGTTATGTTTAATATAAAACCTGAACCTACCAGTATAGTATATATCTTTAAATTCGCTTAAAACGGATTTAAATATATTAATAAAATAATGAAATTTAACTACCAATCTCGAGATATCGGCGTCCAGCGCCCATGGGCTGCTCATATGAACTGTTATTAAAGGGACCAACGTCTTGCTTTGGAATAGGGGGGACACTACGTATGTCATGGTATCCAATCTTGTTGGCTTGTATCTGGGTCTGAATGCCCATATGATAGCCGGCTTGTAAAAAGTTTTGTTCTTGTAAAAGTTTGGACACTGGATTTTGTTGCGCAAATTCATTAGCTTCATCATAGACCGGAAGTAGTTCACTTGCATTTAATTGTGCAGTTCCAGCAACTGCTCTTTCTACTTGAGCTTGTTGTTCAGCAGGTTGTAGAACAGGTGCCTCGGCAACAACTTCTACGGGGGGTTGAGCTAGTTCAGGTGCTGACTCGACATTCTCTAAACTTTCTCGATTATAGTATTTCATAAAGAAATAAACAGCAAGAAGAATTAATACTACTTTTAGCATATCATTCTTCTTAATCATTCCTATAATGTCCATTCTGTGTTAATATATAGTTATAAAATAAATTTATTTTTTTGAAATAAAATAAAATACCTGAATAAAATATTTTAATTTAAAAATAAATAAAAATTATTTGAATAATAAACAATTATTTACAAACGAAATATTTTATATTACCTGTTTAATTTAAAATGGATAGTGAAAACGAAAGCGTATCAAATCATTCGGAAGAATTTGAAAACGATGTTATAGATAAATTTATTCTAGATGAAACTCCACATATTATGGATTTATATTATGATATACGTAATAGGACGCCGTATTTTCTTGATAAATTATCACTTGCAGATTTGACATGTTTTATTATAGACAATAAATTTGAATTCTATCATGATAAAAAGAAAACATTACGTCCAGAATTAGACTATTTTGAATGGAAATACTCGACTGAAATTAATAGTTCTTTGTATGTCATTAATCAATATTTAAAAAAATATAAAAAATGTGTTATTACATATAATGTTTTTCTACCATTTTCATATGATTATACAACACTTAATTAATATTATTTTATACACTTTCCCTTTTTATTGGTTATTTTTTTTTTAGGAATACCATAATAACCATTAATTGCCATCAGCATAACATCACATAAATCGTCTTTTTTTCCGGATTGTTCTAAACAATGTAACCATATGTCTCTTTCTGTATGTATAAATTTATGTTCTAAAAACCACTTTGTATATTGAATACTTAGCCATTTTCTTTTAGCATAATGCCCCTTTAGATTACATTCAATCATGGGGCCAGTATACGCCTTTAATTTCTGTGATGCTCTTACAAAACGTATTGTTGTCGATTTATGCACATATAATTCTACAAATTTTCCATATAAAATATGAGAAATGAACTTCATTTTTTGATTTACTTTAGGTTGTAATTCAATCAATACTTGACTTATACCGTCAAATAAATCATAATTTTCATTATATATATCTTGTATTTTTTGAAGTACAATTTTGGCAATATCTTGTAATAAATAATCATTAATTGCTTTTTTTTTAAACATGTATTTTTTGTCAATTATCTTGTCATGTATCAATTCCTTTGGAAAATGTATTTTGCAACAATGTTGATAATTATTTAAAATTGGATATCTATATGTACATTTTTTCCCACACATATTTCCATTCTTTTGTATACCTTTACATTTATAATCATCCAAATCCAGTGTATTATACGTATTCCATAAATGTATTTTATAGGTTGATATATCTTGTTTTACTTGAGCACTCATGATACACATGGCTAAATTTCGTAAACCGATATCTATGGTTAAAATCATCTTGTAAACTTGAATGATTTTAATTTTACTTAAACGACGCGCCTATATAAAAACTTGATATTTCATTCTGATTCTTCAATTGCTTCAAGTGCTTCTCCTTGTCGATTCACAATAATTTTTAATTTTCGTGTTTTAGCAAATTTCTTTTTTAATTTGTCTATCTCTTCCTTTTCTTCATCCCGTTGTGTATCATATTTATCATTATAATACATATCATGATATTTCCATATTTTAGGATGTCCCACTCTAAACTGGTCATGTTTTGACGCCTTGTACCAAAATAATTGGTCTCGTAAATCACTACTATTCCCAGACGTTTTTATAACTAAACATTCATGATTCTGTGTACATGAATCTAATATATTACAAAAACCATCAAATGAAGGAACACACCCACCATAATCATCATATATTTTTTTACGATTTTTTATACTCGGCTCATTGAATACAAACACATAATCAATATTACTGCGTAACGCTGGAGGAATACCCAACGGATATTGCATTGTTAAAATAAAGAAAATATTATAATGACGCCCATTGAAAAATATACTTTGAATTGTTTTTTCCTTTTTCCACGCAGCAGCATCATGTAACATATCATCTAATACAACAAACGCTCTATTTGATTGTATAAGCCCATCAACATCAGCATGACCATTATTCCTAGCTTGTTTTACCTTTTGAGACTGCTTCACTAACATCTTATTTACTAAGTCTGGGTCATACTCTGAATGAATAAATGAATCAGGTACAAAATCACCAAAAAATGGATTAGCCTCTTCTGTCCCAGAAAAAATTAAACCAATTGGAATATCTTTGTGATGATAAAATATATCACGTACAAGCCAACTTTTCCCACTGTTATGCGTCACTATAAAATTACCTAACACATATCTATGATTCCCATCTAACTCAATACCATAATACTCACCCACACCTATTTCTTCCACCCTAATTCTACTTGACAATTTATTTTGTTTATTTCTAATATTTACCCTTTTATTCCTTAATAACATTGCTATATCCTCAATACCCCAACCATCTATACATAATTTAATTGTCTTTTCACCCCTTAATACACACTTTCTTACATTTAATCCTACACTGCGTGCTACATACATAATATCATCCACCAATTTATCATTTTCCATCGTCTCAATCACCTCAAATTCATTCTTTTTATTTAAATAACCCTTTGCATCAATATATCCAGCTAATAATTCAAACCTTTTAATACGAGAATTACATTTATACAAAATAGGAACCTCATCTTTTAATGAATATCCCACTAAATACGGCTCCATTAACACATCCTTATCTTCAAAATGAATAATTTCCCGATAACCAACTAATTTATCTTGATGTATCTTTGATAATCCAAGATAATCTTCCACAGAAATATCTAAAATATTATCTCCCTGCACTCTTATTTTTTCATCCATAAACTCTTTTGCTATCTTATATACCTCAGTTTTATCCACATTTAGATACGAAAAACTCTTGTAGTTTAATTTAAACGTCTCTCTGTTAAACCATACAACCTGATAATACCCCCTACTTATACACTCCCTCATATATGGCTTTACCGTATACATTAATGATAAAATATGACCACTATTCACAACATAAGATTCCCCATTCATATGACTTATCTTATATAATTTATCTACACCACAATGTGTATCCAATACAGTTCTTATAGTAGAATCATCACCCATCACCTCATCACCAACACATATATCCTCCACCTTACACACATCTCCATTATACATTAAAATTTCTGTCCCCTTTGCTAAACATCTCCGTCTACCTAACAATAATACAGTCGCATTCTGCACCATACTCTTTATCTTAAATTTCCTAAGCGATAACCTCTCATAATCATTCATTATTATGATTATAGAATAAATAAAATTTCGATTTTAAATTCACACGTTTTTAAACATATACAATTATTACACACTGTTGAATATTTACATACTTAATAAATTCTTGACGCAAATTCGCGTTTACATACTTGAATTAAATATTGTAGTTAATTGTGCGTACATTCATAAAATACATTTAATTTATTAATTAATAATAATGAATTCCAAATCGGTTCATTTTAGTGACACAGTTACTATTATTCGGTATAATACATCTTCTTCTAATAAATCGCATGAACGGCCATTTTCCAAATTTTTCCAATCAATAAAACATTTTTTTTTATATCGGTGTATAATAAGAAAGAAAATATAAACGTATTTATATGTCGACAAATACGAATAAAAATGTAAATGACATTGAATATATAGACTCATATACTGATGTTGATATAGATATTATTCATAATTATTCTGATTACGAAATTATTAATGAATCTAAATGTATACCTATTAAAAATAGGTATAGAAAACAAACTTGGAAAGAATATTTTCGTAAATTATATACTGTCACAATTATACTTTTAATTAGTATTTCCATCTATGTTTATTATTCATATACTAGAAAACAACATGATATTATATCAAAATTATAATACACATTAGTACGGCCTATCATTCCGCATTACACGAGAAAGACCATGCACTTCAAGATGCGAAATACGGTCATGTAATATCTACATTATACAATTCAAAAATACTAAATTGTCTACGTAAATATAAGAAATTTAATGCTATACTTAACTCTAATATCCTACTATCTTTTGGTAGATATAATGTAACTTTATTTTTATTAAATGTTACCTTTGAATTTCTATCAATATGATTTGGACCTTGAATTAAAATAACATTTGTTAAATCTGCTGCTAAGTTCACACCCATTTTTTTTATAGATTCTTCATAAATAGCAGATTTATATAGGCGATATAAAAACAAAATGTCACGGGAAATAAATGGCGTCAACTCCTTCTGTATACATATATTTTGTATACACATAAAGATTTGTATATCATCATCTTTTGGCTTTAAATGTGGCAATAACCCTAAAAATGAAAACATGTCATTAAATAATACAGAAAATCGATGCTTATACGTTCTATCATATTTTCTAATGTAATTTTCATAAAATGTTTTATCTAATGTTATAAAATTGAGTAAAGTAGAATAATCATTTATCATAAAATATATTCTATATAAAACATCATATGAAAGATTCATTCTATAATTGCCACATAAAATAATATTTTAAAAAATTTTTATTTTTGCATATGTTATATATATTTAAAAATATATATACAATATCATGCCATGTAAAAAATGCTATAATAATAATTATTGTTATTGCTATTGCTATCGCTACCGATGTACAGAAGGTGGGCAAATATTTGCATTACAAGTAGCAGGAAATTCTGCTGGAAACGAACGGATTAATCCATCAAGTCCTATTGCTGGAGAAACTCCTATCTCTTCAACTATTACAATTGTAAGAATACTTTGAAATTAATTTATTGTATATACTTAATGATACCAAAGACAATCCATCAAATATGGTTTCAAGGAGAAGATAATATACCTTCTCATTTATATCATTACCACACAAGTTGGAAAAAAATCCATCCTACCTATAAATTTATCTTATGGGATGAAAATAAAATTAATATATTAATTCAAACTATTAACATACCATGGATAGAAAAATTATATCATAATTATGATATAATGATACAAAAAATAGATTTAGCAAAATACATTATATTATATGTATATGGCGGCATTTATATTGATATGGACGTTAAATGTCTTTCTCATCTAGATTCACTTAACACTACATTACAAAACCTCTCTTGGAACGAACTTGATGCTATTTTCTCAAAATCTAAAAAGGTACATATGCAAAATATAATCATGTCATTCATTGGTCATGATATTTCAGAAGATATTATTAATAATGGCATCATTATGATAAGACCTAGACACCCAATTATGTATGAAATATTAAAAGAAGCTCATAAAAATAATTATAGTATTTACAAACATTTAAGTAATACATTATATATATTCATAACTACAGGACCTATTTGTGTAACAAAAGTACTACAAAAATATAAACATAATCCTCACATCAAAATATTACATCATACCTATTTTGAAGCATGTGATATTGATGAAGTACATCGCAATTGTAAACCACCTAATTATGCAATAGGCCTTCATGTGTACGAAAATTCATGGACAACAAAAAACGAAAAAAATATTACAAATTTATATTTTTATATAATGCAACATCCATGGCTCATTCTTATCATTACATTCTTTATTATTAACATAGCAAAAAATAAAACATAACAAAAAAATGAAATAATATATTAATTATTTATAGTAATTATGAACAATTATTATAAACATACGTATATTAAAAATACTATTGATATAAAAAATGATATTGAATTTCAAATCATTGAATGGCATTCACAAGATGAAAATGATGCACTAGATGACACATCAGACGAATCATCTAGTAACTCAAATTATCATGTACGACAATGTCATGAAAAATATGTAATACGTTGTTTTGGTGTTACTACAGAAGGCATTTCTATAACATGTAAAATTAACGACTTTACACCATTTTATTACATCAAAGTTCATGATAAATTTAGTAAAACTCAATTAAATGTCTTTATAGAATTTCTGAAAAAAAGTTACCAATTATCTAAAGTAAAAGTGAATGGAGAATACATATCATTCTCTAACTGTTTATTACAGGATAAATGCGCTCTTATAGAAAAAAAAGATTTGTATGGATTTCGAAATGGAAAAAAATATAGATTTATTCGATTAGTTTTCAATAATTATACAGCAATGAATAAAAGCAAATATATCTTTAAAAATCCAGTTATTATACCAGGAATTAACAGCAAGTCCATGAAATATAAATTATATGAAAGTAATTTTGAACCATTTATGCGTTTTTGTCACATTAAAGATATATTAATGGCCGGGTGGATTAAATTGCCTAAGAATAAATTCGAAATAACACAACAATCAAGCTCAACTCAATTAGAAATCTCCATACATTGGAAAGATATTATTTCCCTTTCTAATAAAAAGGATATTGCCAATTTTTTACAAGCTAGTTGGGACATTGAAACTTATTCCTATGATAGAACTTTTCCTGACCCATGTAAAAAATACGGGAATGAATACCCAAATGTTATTTACCAAATTGCTACCACATTTAAATATTATAAAGAATCTACTACACTCGTCAAACATCTATTTACTTTAAAAAAATGTAGCCCTATTCCTCCTGAAAATGATAATATACCTATTATCGTTGAAGAATGTAAAACTGAAAAAGAATTAATTAAAAAATGGACCGACTTAATACATCATATGGACCCAGACATTATGTATACATATAACGGAGACACTTTTGATTGTAGATATTTATATGAACGTGCTAAATTATATAATTTAGATAATTATTTACTTTCTAAATTAAGTAGATTATTACATGTTCCAACTATTCAAAAGGAAGAAACATTTAGTTCCAGTGCTTATGGAGATTCTAACTTTGTAAGATTTTATATGCCTGGACGCTTAAATTATGACTTATTAATTCACTATAAACGCGGTATGAAAAAATATCCAAGCTATAAGCTTGATTTTATTGCAAATGAAATCTTAAAAGAAGGCAAACATGAAGTTAGTGCAAAACAAATTTTTGAATATTATGATGACGGACATCCTGATAAAATATGCATTATTGGAAAATATTGTTTAAAAGATACAGAGTTATTACAACAATTAGTTGATAAACAACTTATTTTAATTACAATTATTCAATTAGCAAATGTCACTTTTGTGCCTATTGGGTTTTTAACAACAAGGGGACAAACAATTAAAGTATTTTCACAATTATTGCGTAAAGCTAGACAAATGAACTTTTTAGTTCCGCATACTAACTTTAATGAAGATGCTTATCCAATTATTGTCAAAACAAAAGAAGAACATAATCTTGATTTAGAAAATATTGGTGAATATATCAATATTATTCGTGGTAGAAGTAAAAAACCATTAAATGGTAAAATTAATGAAATTATTGATTCTACTACATTTATTATTCTAAGTAACATAGAATTAGAAACACCAGAACAATTTACATCTAAATTCTCTTATAAAGGACAAGAATTTAAAAATGTATCCCTACAAAATGGCGAAGATTTAGTTGATACTAGCTTTACAGGAGCAACTGTATTGGACGCAACACCCGGCATGTACAATGAAAATATTGCTGTTTTAGATTTTGCTAGTTTATATCCAACTATTATGATTAGCAGAAACCTATGTTATTCTACATTTATTCTTGATAATAATTATATGCCTAAATCAACACAAGAAGGCATATTCGAAGAAGAAAATAACGGCCATAAAGTTGTATATGAGAGAATAAAATGGGATGACCGTATAGAATATACATTAAAACATACATGTGAAGGCATTGGTAAAAGTGGAAAGAACAAAGATAATGTATGCGGTAAACAAGCTTATTTTGAAATTACCAAAAGACAAGAATTACAATTTTTACAACAGGAACTCGAAAAATTAAGAAACACTTTTGAAGAATTAACTACTAAAGAGGAAATTAAAAAAATGAAACCTAAAATACGAACAAAAGAAAAGGAAATTAGCCAATTTAATCAAAATATCAATATGTTTAATTCTCAAGAACTCGATAATATTCATTATTATTGCCGAGTACATGACCCTCTAAAATCAGGAAGAAACGAAAGTGAAAAATTCCAAAAAAAAGATGTCACCTATAATTATGTTGTAGTTCAACCACACACAGAAATCATAAATGGAGAAAAAATTAAAAAAAATCAAGGAGTTTTACCAGCTTTATTAGAAGAACTTTATGCAGAACGTAAAAAAGTTAAAAGAGAAATGGCCAAAGCATCTGAACAAGGAAATAAATTACTAGAAGATATTCTCAACTCCACACAATTAGCCATTAAAGTCTCACTCAACTCTACTTATGGATTTCTAGGAAGAGGACAAGGTAATTTAATTCTAAAAGAACTAGGAAGTATCGTCACAGCAGTAGGACGTAAGTTAATCCAACAAAGCAAAGAATATGCCGAAGGACCATTTCTACATTATATAAACGAAAATAATATACTTACGCAAAAGATTGAATACAAATCATATGATTTTAATAAAAATGACAGAGATATTATTCTAAATCAATATATGGTTAAATAAATCAATATATGGTTAAATAAATCATATACAAATTTTAAAAACTCAAATTTATTCTGTCTTGAACATTTTATTTAAACTATTTGAATAATAACTAAACATCGGAATGGCTACTGTACCGCCAATAATAACTGCTGATAACTGACCAAGAATCGTAAATAATTGTGTAAAATAAATCTCACTCCATGATTGGAATTCAGAACAATCACAATACGCATCCATTTTATATATTACTTTATCTTTTATTTTTAAATACATATTTATAGATTGCTGTGGTAAAAATAAAATGAAAATATATTGTATAAAGATAATAATATCGAGATAAAATGAACAAGCTATTATCTTATATTAAACGCAAAACGATAGAATATACATCCCTTAAAACACGTATGCAAACTCTATTAGCAGAATATAATAATAAAACCTTTACATCTTATAAACCATACATTATTTCTTTAAAATCCAAAGAAATTTTAGATTATTTAAATAATTATAAACAACATACACTAGAAAAAATTAATCATTGGTCCGACTTTAATGACACATTACTTTCTATAACAAAAGCATGTTATCATCGTTTTAATCCCACAATGATTTATGCCTTTAATGATGAAATTCATATGGTATTTTATAATACATCTGATTATAATGATTTGTATAATGGAAACATACATAAAATCATGACAACAATTACTAGTTTTGTTACACAATTGTTTACAAAGAAATTTATTCATATGGGATTTAATTTTGAATTTACATTTCATGCAAAGTGTATAGAATTTTTAACAGAATATGAAACATTGAATTATTTAGTATGGAGACAGCATGATTGTCGACGTAATAATATAATCACTTTATATAAATGTATTGATTCAAATATCGTAGACATGACATTAGAAGATGTCACTCAAAATCTATTTCATCATATTAAAGAATTACATATTAATCCAGATAACCTGAACTTTATTATTTATGGAAATATTATTAAAAAAGAACTAGTCTATATCGATAATACACACTATAAAATTTTATATAATAATAATCAATTTAATACACCGTTAAATAAAAAAGAAGAAACATTAATAACACGAAAAGAATTTAACGTTTCACATCATTTATTGCATACTCAATTTAAAGAAAATTTACATAAATATATTTACAATACATATCTATAACTATTTATAAAAAACGTACGTTTAATTTTAATAACATTTTTAACATAATATTATTAAATAAACATCATATATATGGAATACATAACAGTAGATGGTGAAAAATTTAATCCATACTTTATGTTGGACGTTGTTCCAGAAGATTCTGAAAGTTTTATAACCAAATCTTTCAGAAAAAAGGCCAAAATGTGGCATCCGGATAAAATAAAATCAAAGGACCCTCAAAAAATATCTCAGGCTAAATTACATTTCAAAGTATTGATTGAATCTTATGAATATATCATTAATAAAAAACGTTCAATTAATCATACTAAAAAAAGAGAACGCGTCACTGTAACGAATAATACAACACTTACTCCTAAAAAAATAGACAATACAGAAGAACTACATTTATTTAATGAAGAATTTGACAAACTACACATAACACATCCAAACGATTATGGATATGAAACAGCGCCACGATTAAGTGATACTAAAGAATATGAAAATTTTACTTATAAACCTTATAAATTATTTAATCCTAAAAAATTTAACAGAGATGAATTTAATAAAATTTTTGAATATCAACAACAATTAGATGGCGGGGATAATACATCAGTAGGCTTATATCATCAAACAACTGATGGTTTTAATGGATATAATAGTGGAACTTTAGATGGAGCCGCAAATGTAAGCAGTTATAATGGGATTATGATAACAGGAGACACATTTGGACAAAATGGTACAGGATATTATGATACCTATTATTCCGATTACAAAAAATCATTTGAAGCTCCAAAAAACCCCCACCAAAAAATTATTGTTCCAGATAATTTTGAAGCATCCACATCTCAAAAAATAACTCCTTTAACTGATAAAGAATTCCAACAACAAAAACATCAATACTATCAATCATCCCCAGCATCACAGCCTCATAAACATAATTTTAAATACCAAGAACAAATGTTATTAGAAAAACAAGGAATGGAAATAAAACAAAAATTAGAACACGATAAAAATCTTATCTTACAATATAAGGACATGTATGCTGATAAATCACTTATACAATCAGCACTTGATAATAAATTACTCACATCAAATGATTACGTTAATGAAGAGACAATTCATAAACGATTTAAAACGATATAATAACATAAAATTAAGTAATAATTGAAAAATTTTATTATTATTCATATAATAATAGAAATGAATTATATTAGAGATTTTGTAAATAGATTAAATTTGGAAAACAATATCGACAGCTTTTTTGAACAATTTATTGAAGAAATAAACGAATTACCTTTTAATACAGACTATGAATATTCACCCGAGTTTCAACTAAATCAAAGCATTGTTAATCAAGCTTATTCATTACGCAGAAACATCGAATTATATCCACAATTATATATAAATAATAATACTAATAATAATATAAATAATACAAATAATATCAATATACACATAGATAATATACACAATAATGATACACATTTTATTTACTCTTCACTATGGAATAACCGACGTAATCTATTATTTGCATCTATGTTTAGTGAGTTTAATGATTTTACAGATTTTTTAGATGAAAATTTAACAGACTTTAACACTTTAGAAGACATCAAAATAGCATTAACAGAAGAAGAATTTAACAACCTAGATACTGTTAACAATCCCTC